GTATGGTTGGCACACCTACTATTTCATTAGAAGGATACTCAGGTAGCTTTCCAGGTGCAGCAGCCGCTTGGGAAAAAAAGCACAGAATGGCTGCTACCCCAAGAGATTAGCTACGATAGCCAAGTAACTAGTTCCTTTCCTAAAATGCTTATATGCACAGGAGACTTAATATGGCACAAGTAATAGATGAAGTTTTAATTAATGATTTAGAGACTGACTCGTTAGATGATATCGATAACTCAGAACCTCTAGATACCTCTAGTAAAGAAGAGGTTGTAGAAGATCTACCAGAGAAATACCGTAATAAATCGCTAAAAGATATTATCGCAATGCACCAAGAAAGTGAAAAGCTTATTGGTAAACAAGGTAATGAAGTAGGCGAACTACGTCGAACAGTAGATGACTTTATTAAAACTCAAACTTCTAGAAACTTAAAGACAGATGTAGAACCAGAGCTTAGTGATGATGACTTTTACTCTGACCCAATACAAGCAACTAAACGGGCTATTGATGAACATCCAGCAATAAGGGATGCTAAACAACAAGCTATAGCTATGAAGCAAGCAACTGTGCAAAATCAGATTGCTTCTAAATATCCTAACTTCCGTGAGATTGCTACAAGTGAAGAATTTGGTAATTGGGTTAATGCTTCTAAAGTACGATTAGAGTTATACAATAGGGCTCAAGATCAATTTGATTTTGACTCTGCTGATGAACTTCTTTCTACTTGGATTGAACGCCAAGAGTACACTAAGAAAGTAACTGATACCTCTAAATTAGACCGAGAGCAACAACTTAAATCGGCAGATATGGGAACATCAGGTGCAACTGAATCTACATCAAAAAAGAAATATCGTCGAAGCGATATTATTAAACTTATGCAAACCGATCCTGATCGATACGATAGCATGGCACAAGAAATTATGATTGCCTATCGAGAGAACAGGGTAATATAAAAACAATTTAGAAAAGGATTTACAAAATGGCTTTAGGATCATCCCACGTAACAAACACAACAGCTAATACCTTCATTCCAGAGATTTGGAGTGATGAGATTATTGCTGCCTATAAAAAATCACTAGTAGCAGCTAACCTATTTAAGAAAATGTCTTTCTCTGGTAAGAAAGGTGATACAATTCATATCCCTTCTCCTACTCGTGGTAACGCATCACTTAAAGTAGCAGAAACTCAAGTTAACTTGATCGCAGCTACTGAAACAGAAGTACAAGTATTAGTAGACAAACACTACGAGTACTCACGTTTGATTGAAGATATTACAGAAGTACAAGCTCTATCATCTCTACGTCGTTTCTACACAGAAGATGCTGGGTATGCTTTATCTCGCCAAGTAGACACTGACTTAGTTCGTTTAGGTCGTGGCTTCAATGGTGGTAACGCTGCTAACTCTGCATATGCTGGTGCTTACTCAGGTGCTGATGGTACAACTGCTTATGTTGCAGGTGCTAACACAGGCTTAGGTGCATTAACTGATGCTGCTATCCGTCGTACAATCCAACGTCTAGATGATAACGATGTACCTATGGAAGGTCGTTTCTTCCTTGTACCTCCTTCATCACGTAACACATTGATGGGTTTAGCTCGTTATACTGAACAAGCTTTTGTTGGTGAGCAAGGTAACGGTAACACAATCCGTAACGGTGAAATCGGTAACTTGTATGGTATCCCTGTATTTGTTTCTTCAAATGCAGATACTACTTCAGGTTCTACTGCTTGCCGTGTTGCTTTACTAGGTCACAAAGATGCTGCTGTGCTAGTTGAACAACAAGGTGTTCGTTCACAAACTCAATATAAACAAGAATACTTAGGTACTCTATACACTGCAGATACATTGTACGGTGTTAAAGAGCTACGTGACAACGCTTGCTTTGCATTAGCTGTTCCAGCCTAATAAGTAATTAGGTTTAAACCTCTTACCTCATAAGGGTAGGGGGTTTTTGCATAGTTACTTAATCCAATGGAGAATTACTAATGGCACAATTTAAATGTCTACTCTCAGGTACAATTGCTACTTTTGAATATGAACATGATATAGTCGAGATGCACAAGCACCCTCAGTATGTATTCGTAGAACCAAAAGCAACTGAGAGTTTAGTAAAAGAAAAGACAGTAGTAGTAAAACCAATAGCTAAGGACTAATTATGTCAATATATCGTGGTGCAGGTGGAAGTGGTGATGCAACAAATGATGCAACCGTTTCTCAAGTTCAAACTTATGCTTCACAAGCAGCTACCTCTGCCACTAACGCTGCCTCTAGTGCCACTGCTGCTGCTGCGAGTGCCTCAGGAGCTTCTACTTCTGCTTCCTTAGCAACTGCTGCAAAGAATGATAGTGTTGCTATCTCTAACACTGTTGCTGGCTATGTAGCAAGTGCTTTAGCTAGTCAAACGGCTGCTTCAGGGAGTGCTACGGCTGCGGCTGCTAGTGCTACGGCTGCTGCTTTATCTGCAGGTGATGCTAGTGGTTCTGCTTCTGATGCTTTAGATAGTGCAAACACAGCTACAACTCAAGCAACTGCTGCTTCTACAAGTGCAACTAACTCAGCGAATAGTGCTGCAAGTGCCTTAGCGATTTATGGTAACACTACAGCAATGAATACTGCTGTTACTAATGCTAGCAACTCTGCTACTTCAGCAGCAACGTCTGCTACTAATGCAAGTACATCTGCTTCTAACGCTTCTACTTCTGCTAGTGCTGCTTCAAGTAGTGCCTCTGCTGCAAGTACCTCTGCCTCTGCTGCTGCAATGTCTGCTGGTAATGCTAATACAAGTGCAAGCAATGCTGCTACAAGTGAAGCTAATTCTTTAAGTATTTATGGTAGTACAACAGCAGTAAATGATGCAGTTAATAATTCATTAGCTAATCGCAATGCTGCGGCTGCTTCTGCAACTGCTGCAAGTACATCTGCTGCTGCATCTTTAACTTCTGCTAATAACTCTGCCACTTCAGCTAGTGCTGCCGCTACAAGTGCTGCTGCTGCTTCTGCTGTGGCTTTAGGTAATGAGCCAGTAAGACACTCAGTCAGACCATCACTTCTACTAGACTTCGCTAACACTAAGCAACTAGACCCACGCATCACGTTTACACGTGCTAGTACGGCTACGTTCTATGATGGTAAGACTACTGTTAAGGCTGAGGAGAATTTATATACTTATTCACAAGATTTTGATAATGCTGCTTGGACTAAAAGTTTAGTAACTATAACAGCAAATTCAACTACTGCTCCTGATGGAACTACAACAGCAGATACAGTAGTAGAAGATACTAGTCTTAATGTTCATAGATTAACTGTATCTTCTCCAATTATAGCATCAACTCCTTATGTTTTTAGTGTTTATGTTAAAGATATAAATAGACAATTTATTACATTATCTGTAACAGGTGCATCAGGAAATTATTTTGGTGCTACCTATGATTTAACTAATGTTAGTGTACCTTCAAATAGACAATTTGGTACTGGATATGCTTATACATCTGCTTCAATTACTGCTGCTGGTAATGGTTGGTATAGATTAGTTTTAATTGGTACAGTAGGTACTAATGTAAGCTCTATAGCTCAATGTATTAGTTTATCTACTAATGGCACACCTACTGTAGAAGGTCGTGGATCAGAATTATATACTGGTACTGGAGCTAGTTTATACCTATGGGGCGCTCAACTAGAGCAACGCTCATCTGTCACAGCCTACACTCCAACAACCACAGCAGCCATCACAAACTACATCCCAGCCCTTCAAACAGCAGCGAGTGGTGTGGCTAGGTTTGACCATAATCCAACTACTGGCGAGAGTTTAGGGTTGTTGATTGAGGAGCAGAGGGTTAATTTAGCTTTACGTAGTGAAGATTTTACAACATCTTGGAATACAGCATCAGCAACTGTCAATTCTAATACTATTATTGCTCCTGATGGTACTTTAACTGGAGATAAGTTAGTTGAAGCTGCTGCTGCTGGTTTAGAACATTTTATAGAACAAGTAGGTTTAACAACAACAAATCAGACATATACACAATCAATATATGTAAAAGCTGCAGAAACTACATCTTTTGCATTAACGGTAGTTGCGGTTGGTTCTTCTTCAACTACAAGCATAGCTAATTTTAATATTAGTGCAGGTGTTATTACCACAGGTAGTATTACAGTGGGCGGTATTATTACATCATCATCTGTTACTTCTGTAGGGAACGGTTGGTATAGATGCGCTATTGTGTATACATTAAATGGTACTGTTACTTCTCATCGTATGCGTATTTATCCTAGACAAGCAGGTGTATACACAGGTGATGGTTGGTCAGGTATCTACGTTTGGGGCGCTCAAGTAGAAGCTGGGGCATTTGCCACTAGCTATATCCCCACCGTGGCTTCTCAAGTGACACGTCCTGCAGATGCTGCTAATATAACTGGCACTAACTTTAGTAGTTGGTATCGTCAGGATGAGGGGACTATGTATGGTGAATCAATTAATAATGGAATATCTACCTCAAATACTTATTTAGCAGTTCTTACAGATGAAACAAGTTCACAACAGCTTAATCGTATTATGATAGTAAGTAGATTTTCAGGTGCTTCAGGTGTTTCTGGAGTTATTACAGCAAATTCAACAGACCAAGCAAATTCTTTTTCTTCATACACATTTAGCCAAAATAATAAAAATGCAATGGCTTTTAAATATAATGATGCGACTACAAGTGTTAATGGAGCAACTGCTACAAGTGATTCAACTGTAGTTCTTCCTATAGTAACTCGTCTTGAGCTAGCAAGGTTAAATTCTTTTGGTACATATTTATATTCAAATCAGACAATTAAAAAACTAGCCTACTACCCTAAACGCTTAACAAATGCCGAGCTTCAAGGTTTAACTACGGTTTAAAAGGAACAACATGGACTATCACTTAAAATTTACAGATGAATCACAAGCCAAGTCTATCCTCTACCGTAAGGAAGGTGTAGTGGAAGCCAACGAGGAGTTTGGCATAGAGGCTAACGAGGGCTATGACGTAGCTAACTTTGACAACATTGACATCATAGGTGTTATCTACAAGCCTACAGGTCTAACTGATTCAGAGGGCAATCCGATTATGGTTGACTTAGAAGGTTGGCACGTCAACGTAAGACATGAGGGTGAAGTAGCCTTAGATGAGTACCTAGTTTACCCAACACAACCAGTTCGTATTTGGGCAGGAGATAAATAATGCCAAGTTTAATCGGAAATAAGCCTAACCAAGTGCCATCAAACGGTGACTTAGGTACACTTGCCTTTCAAGATAGTAATGCTGTAAACATAACTGGTGGTGTGGTAGATGTAAGTGCTGGTACGGCTGCTCTCCCTACGCTAGGTACAACTGGTGACCCTAATACTGGTGTGTTTTTCCCTGCTGCTGACACCGTGGCTGTTGCTACTAATGGTGTGGAGCGACTTCGTGTAGATGCTAATGGTAACGTAGGTGTAGGCACAACTCCAAATGCTTGGGGAGGCACAAATAAGGGTGTTGAAGTTTTTAATGGATTAGGTTTGTCATCTAGCTCTTCTTTAATAGCAGGTTATTCACAAAATGCGTATAACGATGGGACAAATTGGATTTATAGATTTACAAACCCTGCTTCTTTATATTTGCAAACAACTGGCACTCACTCTTGGCGCATAGCCCCATCAGGCACAGCAGGGGCAGCAATAACATTTACAACAGCAATGACACTAGATGCTAGTGGTGGACTTCAAACACTAAACACTATTGGTGTAGGCAACGCAACACCTTCAGCATCAGGCGCAGGTATTACATTCCCTGCTACTCAAGTGGCTTCTGCTAATGCTAATACACTAGATGACTATGAGGAAGGTACTTGGACTCCTACAAGCGCAGGAACAACAACAAGTGGCACGGGGACATACGCAATTCAAGTAGGACAATATACAAAAATTGGTAATGTAGTTTACTTTTATGCGTTTGTATCTTGGTCTGCTCATACAGGAACTGGCGATTTATTACTGTCATCACTTCCGTTTACTGCTGCAAATACAACCGCTTTATCACCTGTTGTAAATGTAGTAGGGTCTAATTTAACATTTTTGAATCAACTTTATGGCGGCATTGGTGGAAATACAACTACTGTAGCAATAAGAACTATGTCTACAGCAGCAGCCACAGCCGCGGTTGCAATGGACACCGCAGCAACAGTAATTGTTACAGGATTTTATTATGTTTAAATTAACTACACCATATTAGTGTAGTCAGACACAAAGGAGAAACACAATGGCTTTAACAGAAGAAAAAGTAATAGACCAAATCACAGTAGTAGAGAATGGTACAGTTCAATACCGTGAGGCTACTCGTATTATTAAAGATGGTGAGCAGATAGCACAAACCTATCACCGTAGCTCATTATCACCAGCGTCAGACTTAACAGACGTACCAGCTAACGTAGTGGCTATTTGTAACGCAGCTTGGACACCTGAAGTTGTAGCGACATATCAAGCATCTCAAGTAATAGCCGAATAACTTAAAATAATAAGAGAATAAATAAATGTCCGAGCCAATAGACCCAGTAGAATACGGTAAACTTATCTCTAAGGTGGAATCCCTTGAGAAGAAGATAGACAAGATGGAAAATGCTCTAGATGAACTACTTGCCTTAGCCAATAAGGGTCGTGGTGGTTTTTGGATGGGTATGATGATTGCATCTCTTGTAGGAGCTATTATATCCTATATCTCTCGTGCAGTTATAGGTCATGCTTAATGCAACTGACACCTCACTTCTCTCTTGCTGAATTAACTACTACTAATCAAAAGATAAATAATACTCCATCTAAAGAAATAGTAGAAGTGTTACGCACCACTGCTTTCTATATGGAGAAAGTAAGAGAGATACTAGGCAATGTGGCTATTACTATTAATAGTGGCTACCGTAGCCCTGACGTAAACCGTGCGGTGGGTGGCACTAGCAACTCGTCACATACTTATGGGTATGCTGTGGATTTTACGGCTTATGGACATACTCCACTTACTATAGCCAATACTCTTGCTAAAAGTAATCTAAAGTTTGACCAATTAATTTATGAAAAAACTTGGGTTCATATATCTTTTGACCCTCGTATGCGTGGTGAACTTCTAACGCTAAAGTCTAAAGGTAAATATGTAAAGGGGATTGTATAATGTGGTCAGTTTTATTTCCAGCACTTCTTCCAGCACTAACAGATGGTGTTCGTGGTATCTTTGCTAAATTTACAGGTGGTGCTGGTGGTGCTCCACAGAATGTAACAGAGCGTATTCAGCTTATGCAAGCAGAGTCTTCTCGTTTACAAGCACTAGCAGAGATAGATAAACCTATTGGTGAACCTGACAAATGGGTAACTAATTTAAGGTCTAGCTTTAGATATATTGCAATAATTATTATTTGGATAGCAACAGTAGGTGCAGTGTTTACTCCAACTGTCCCTGAAGCCATAACCCTCATCTTATTAGATTTAAGTGGTGCGTGTATGTCGTTTGTCATCGGTGAAAGAATGTATTTAACTTTAAGGAAATAAGTATGGCTATTAAGAAGGGACAAGAAACATTTAGTGGTTACAATAAACCTAAACGTACTCCAGGTCACCCAACTAAATCTCATGCTGTATTAGCTAAAGAAGGTGACAAAGAGAAATTAATTCGTTTTGGTCAACAAGGTGTAAGTGGTGCTGGATCTTCTCCTAATACTCCAAGTGAGAAAGCTAGACAAAAGTCATTCAAAGCTCGTCATGCATCGAACATAGCTAAAGGTAAGATGAGTGCTGCATACTGGGCGGATAAAGTCAAGTGGTAATAAATACCTTGACAAACTAAGTCTATTGTGGTATAATTGTATTATAATTAAGGGATTTTAAATTGACATACTTAGAATGTGTAAACAAAGTTTTAAGGAGACTTCGTGAGAATGAAGTCACTACTGTTAATGAAACTCCTTACTCTAAACTTATTGGTGATTTACTAAACGTAGTTAAACGAGAAGTAGAGGATTCTTGGGAGTGGGGTGTTCTACGCAACACTCTAACTGCCACTACTTCTAATGATATCTTTAACTATACTCTAACTGATAGTACAACTAGAGTTAAGGTTTTAGATGTTATTAACGACACCTCTGACTATGTCATGGAACAACGTAGTGGTAAATGGTTTGATCAAAACTTCTTACTTAGTTCCTCTCAAAAAGGTGCTCCTCTTTACTACAACTTCAATGGTGTAAGTGATGTTGGAGATAGTCAGATTGACTTCTTCCCTATACCTGATGGTGTGTATGCTATCCGCATAAACTGTATTGTTCCACAACCTGAGTTAGCAGCAGATACTGATATCATTGCTGTTCCTTATCAAATAGTAGTAGAAGGTACTATTGCTCGTGCTATAAGTGAGCGTGGTGATGATGGTGGTTATGCTGAACAAGAAGAACGCTATAGAGCTCTAGCTTCTGACTTAATAGCTATCGAGGCTATGCAACGTCCTGATGAACTTACTTGGGTACCTAGCTAATGGCAGGTCAATTAAAAGCTCTTAGCAATGCAGCACTAGGCTTTCTTGGATTAAACACCCAAGAGAGTGGTGTTACATTGGAGAGTGGATATGCCTCAAAAGCTACTAACTGTATTATTGATAAGTATGGTCGTTTAGGTAGCCGTAGAGGTTGGACACCAGTTACTACTAATCGTGATGGTTTGGGTGCTACCACTTATCTAGAATCTTTATTTGAGTTTATAGATACAGACTTAACTCCTACTATCCTCTCTTGTGGTGGTGGTATGATGTACACGGGTTCTACAACTCTTACAGCATCTCCTGTTAAACAAGCAGACCAAACAACTAACCTTACAATTACTTTTACTGGTAATAGGTGGCAATTCTCACAACTAGCTGAGGGTGCTGGTTTTGGTAATAGTATGTATGGGTTTGCTGCTCAAGGTGGTAATCCTTTACTTGTATATCGTAAGAAAAATCATACAGATAATTATATATGGCAACAAGTAGGAGATTATGGTCATAAACCTGCTAGTGTAACTACTTTTGACCCTGACTGCACTCATACCGCCTTTGGGCGTCATTGGGTGGCAGGTGTAACGGGTGCTAAGACAACAGTTTACTATAGTAAGTTATTGGATGGTGCAGAATTTACAGGGGTAGGTTCAGGTTTAATTGATATTGAATCTGTTGTTGGTAGTAGTGACCAAATTGTAGGTATATCCTCACATAATAATTATCTTATTATATTCTGTCGTAATAACATTGTAATTTATAATTCACCTGATGACCCAACTAATATTACTCTTGCTGATGTAGTTACAGGTGTTGGATGTATTGCTCGTGACACCATACAACAAACAGGTACAGATTTAATATTTTTATCTAATAGTGGTCTTCGTAGTTTCAATCGTGTAGTTCAAGATAAGAGTATGCCTATGCGTGACTTGTCTATGAATATTCGTGATGACCTTGTTACATATATTGCAGGTGAAGTTCTAACAGAAATTAAGAGTGTTTACTTTGAGAGGGATGCTTTCTACCTATTGGTACTCCCTTCATTACAACAGTCATTCTACTTTGACCTACGTCAGACATTGGAAAATGGTGCTGCTCGTGTAACTACTTGGCAAGGATTTATTCCTAAAGCTCTTTGTAAGACAAGGGATAGGAATTTATATCTTGGTATGGCTGGTGGTGTAGGTAGATACTTTGGATATAGTGATAATGGTGCTTCATATCGTTTAGAATACTATACTTCTAATATTGATGCTGGTGAACCATTTAGTCTTAAATTTCTTAAGAAAGCAAGTATGGTAGTTATTGCTTCAGGTAGTCAAGATGTTATTTTTAAATATGGTTTTGATTACAAAAATACATTCACAAGTAGAACATACACAAAAGATTTTATTGGTGGCAGTGCTGAGTATAATATAGCTGAGTATAATATAGGTGAGTTTACATCAGGTACAGCAATTAATGATATTACAATGCACTTAGGTGGCTCAGGTAAAATATTGCAGTTTGGTGTGGAAGTTCCAATTGAAGGTGCTCCAGTTAGCTTACAACAACTAACAATCTATTTGAAAACAGGGAAAATGTTATAATGTCAAATTACGTCAAAGCAACGAACTTCTTTACAAAGGATGCCTTGCTTACAGGTAATCCTGATAAGATAATTAAAGGGGCAGAGATTGATGCTGAGTATAATGCTATTGCTACTGCTATTTCTAGTAAAGCTGATACTACCTCTCCTACATTCACAGGTACGCCAGTAGCTCCAACTGCAACTGCTGGGAATAATACTACTCAATTAGCTACTACTGCATTTGTAAAAGGTGCTACAGATGCTTTAGGTAATATGAGTTTACAGAATAAAACTGCTGTAGATATTACAGGTGGTACTATTGCTGGTGTAACGGTTGCTGGTACTTTTACTGGGAATATCACAGGTAATGTAACTGGTAATGTAACAGGTAATGTGACAGGTAGTTCAGGTTCTTGTACAGGTAATGCTGCAACCGCCACTAGTGCTGCAAATGCAATAGGCGTAGGTCAGACTTGGCAAGATGTATCAGGTAGTCGTAGCTCTGGAACTACTTATACTAACAGCACAGGAAGACCTATTTTTGTATCTGTTAGAATGGATAGGGATGATGGTCATCTTGATTTAACTGTAGATGGGCTTGTAATTGGAAGAACTGGAACAACTCCTGGACCAGTATATTATACTTTAACTGCTATTGTCCCAGCAGGGTCAACTTATAAAGCCGATGCAACTAGTGGATTATCTTGGTATGAGTTACGATAAGAATGAAGCATCCAGTTTTAGTTAAAAAAGACTATACGATTTACTTTGAATATGTTGATGACTTTATAGCAGTACATGTTGATGTGTATAGATGGAATAAAGAAGTAAAGCAGAACTGGTTAAGAGATAGCTTTTATTTATTTGCATTACAAGAGAAACGGATATTCGCTTTTGTAGATAAAAATAATATTAAGCTTTATAAGTTTACAAAGATGAATGGGTTTAATGTATATCAAGAAGAAGAAGTATCTACAGAAGATGGAGATAAGATAATGTTTATATGGGGTAAATATAATGGGTAAAATTGTAAATAAAATACTAGGTGTCAAGAAAGTTGATACTCAAGGGATGAAGTTTAATCCTTATGCCTTGACTACCCCTATGGGTTCAAGTTATTTTGATGAGAAAAATAAAACAGGTGGATATAATTTATCTCCTGATCTACAGGCTATGTATGAGCAATACTTAGGTGGAGCTCAAGATCTTTTACCTACTGATCAACAAAAAGCTGCTGCAGGAACTGTTTCTGATTATGGTATGGGTTTATGGGATAGAGCTGCTAATCTAGATACTCAAGGTATGTCTAGAGATTACTTAGCCAGTCAAATGGCTCTACTTGAACCAGGTCGTGCTCAAGAGTCTAGTCGTCTAAATGATTTAATGTTTAGTGGTGGTACACTAGGTCAAGGTGTAGGTATGGGTCAAGGTTATATTAACCCTCAACAATACGCGTTAGCTATGGCTCGTGAGCAACAGAACGCTGGGTTAGCTTTAGGAGCTGAGGATAGAGCAAGAGCAATTCAAAGTGAAGATTTACAAAGAGCTTTAGGTTTCTATGGTATGGGTCAAGAACTTAGAGCACAACCTTATGCTCAATCTGCTAATATTATGGGTTATGGTACAACATTACAACAATCTGCTCTACCTGCACTTACTTATGGTTTACAAGCAGGTCAATCTTCTGCTCAAGCTGGTGCTAATATTGCAGCAGCACAAAACCAACAAAATGCAAATACTCTTGGATTCTGGGGTAGTTTACTTGGTGGTGGTATGCAAGCTTATAATAAACCTACATCAGGCTCAACAGGATAATTAAGGAAATTATATGGCAAATACTTTATTTGGTCCAACACCTGAAGATTTACAAAAACAATACTATGCTGATAGGCAAGCATACTTAGATCGTGCAGCTCAACTAGGTCCATCTCAATCAGCAGGTGCTGCTATTGGTACTCTTTTAGGTGGAGTTGTAGGTAGTATCTTTGGTATCGAGAATCCTGAGCTTAAAAAGGCTAGGGTTATGCAAGATATTCAGAAGAGGATTCGTGCAGAGAATCCAGGTCTAACAGACAAAGGAGCTTACTATGATATAGTTGCATCTTATTTAGACGAAGCTGGATTATCTGATAAAGCTTTTGAAGCTCAAAACTTAGCCAATGAGTATAGAGTAAGTCAAGAAGATAAAGCTTTAAATACTGAGTATAAACAAGCACAGATTGGTAATCTAAAATCAGAAGCTGAAGCTCGTTTACTACCTAAACCTTATGAAGCTAAATCTAATGTAGGTAAGTTACGTTCTGACTTAGCTTATGCTAAATCTATTAATGATACAGAAACTGTTAAAGCAATTCAAGCTGAGATTGATACTGAAACTGCAGGTAAGAAACTTAAACCTCAAGAAAAAGCAGATCAAGTAATCTATGATGCATTAATTAAACAGTATGGTGGTGATGAAACTAAAGCTGCTCTTGCTTTTAATAATATATCTGTAGAGCAGAAGATGAAGATTGCTGCTGCAGGTGCAGGTAATGGTTTAGATAAAGCCTTAACCGTTCTTCTTGAAACAAATAAAGCTAAAGAAAAAGAAACTGCAATTAAAAACTTAGATACTAAAGGTTATAAGGATGATCTTAAAGCTAGACTTTCTGAAACATATACTGGTTTAGAAGGTAATGAAGAAGCTAATGTACTTAGTATGGCTACTGATCACACTAATGCTAAGAAACATGCAATTAAACTTGGACTATCTGATGATGAGGCTGAAGCTTATGCTAATGATCGTATTCAAGCTGGCATTCAAGAAATTAAAGGGGCTTACTATGGTACTAATAAAGTATATAAAAAAGCACCTTTAGCTAAAATACCAGGAGTAAGTACACAACCTGCCGCAGCAAGTGAATCTAAAGGTCCTGCTAAAGTACCTGTAGCAAATGGTAAAATTAATGAAAAAGCACTTAAAACTGGAGTAACTTACGAAGGTTATGGTACTTGGGATGCTAAATCTAGAACTTTTAATTAAGGTAAACTATGGCACTTACGTTAGAGCAAGCTAATGCTCAATTAGCCACTACACCTACTGAAAGAAAACCTATATCTTTAGATGAAGCGAATGCACAATTAGCAGTTACTACTAGTACTAGAAAACCAATTACACTAGATGAGGCTAATACTTTATTAGGTCCTACTGAAGAAACTCGTACTCTTAAACAAGTACCTGTTACTTCTAAAGCACCTAGTGAATTAGAGAAGGCTACTTCACAAACTATTGAAGGTGTTGCAGGAGAGTCTTTAGCTTTAGCTAATCTAGTAGCATCTACTCCAGAGTTTGTCATGGCTACTGGATTTACAGTTATGGATGCTCTTACTCAAGTTCCTTCTGCTTTAATAGATGGTTCTGGTATTGATTGGAAACGAGCTAGAGAAACTGGTCAACGAGTAGCTAAACCTTTTGGTATAGTAAGTCAAGGTCTTAATAAACTAACTGATTATACTAAAGGTTCTGATTTAGATTTATCTAGAGCTATGGGTGAATCAAATGTAAATAAGGCTATGGGTTGGGTATCTGAAAATATCCAAGAAGGTGCAGCAGCTACTGAG